CGGGGGAGATCGGCAAGTATCCTGTTGAATCGGACCTGCATTGGTTTGGGTTTGATTGTGCGCACTACATGGACGCGAAGGACACATCCATCATGAGCCCTGAGTATCTGATGATCCACGAAAAGTATCCACGCACTGACTTTGAGGCCGTGGTCCGCGATCTGCGATTTTGCGAGCGTGAATGTGAAGACTTGGCCAAGCAACTGGGGAGCCTGTCATGAGCGATTGGAGAATAACTTGGTTTGACGGCACCCAGCTGCGCGAGACGATCATCCCGTCATCAGATATCTACAACATCGTCAACATTGCAGCTAGTCAGGGCGTGAACAGCTGGGCGATCCTGAAGATTGAAAGGATACCTAAGTCATGAAGATCATCAACAAATACCAATGCGAAGTGTGCAAGCGCTTGTATAACACCGAGACTGAAGCTGGGGCGTGTGAATCTCGCGGCGTGGCCCATGATCGGGGAGTGAGAATTGGGGATTTGGTGTTGATCACCCGCGGTGACGGTGCTGGCAAGAAGCTCCGTGTCACAAGTACCGGTGTGCATGAGCCCGGCTGGGGGCCTGCACGCTTTGATCACAGCGTTTTCCTTGTCGGTGATGTCATCGACAGCTGGGGATCGCGGCAATTGACCTATGACTCTTACGAGGTGCTGACATGACTCAGGTATATCAAATGGATCAAAACGAGCTTCTTCGCAACGCCAACACCACTTTGAACATGGTGGTGGATGGTTTGCGACTAGAGGGCTTTTTAACCAAAGAACAGGCGGAGGAAATCCACAAGCACTACAGCGTGATTGTTGAAAGCAAATCATGGCTGCCGGAGTTTTTGGCCAACTGGCTCAAAATCGACAAGAACATGAAGATTCGATTGGTCCGAGCAGTCGGTCGGGGGGAAAGCAAATGACCGAAAAAGAATTTGACGATGCATGGGACCGCTACGAGCTGGACTACGAATTCGCGGAGTACTGCTATGACCACTACCCCATTGACAGGGACGCGGCGTATCTGGACTTCAGACAATCAAAGATCACCGTTTGGGAGACATCATGACCTGCAAACACAACTGGCATTTTGTTGATGGCCTGACCAAACGCATTCGCTGCACCAAGTCGGCGTTGATGCAATTCGTGGACAAGGAGCCGGACCCCCGAGTCGAAGAAAAGGCCCGTGAAGCGTGGTCCGATGCACTTGATGATTTACGCATGGAAGGAAAAATACTATGACTGACCCCTACGCAAGTGAAGAAGAATCAAACGCCGTAATAGGCCCTGATGGCCGTGACCCATACCAAAGAATGTTGGACCAGATGTTGGACATCCATGGTGCGAATGAGCAGGGTGCCGAGCCCTACCCAATCCTGTACAAGATTGCCACCAACCTGCTGATTGCCCTGTACCGCAACACTACGGAGAACGACGAATGAAAGCAGCAAAAGAAATCTTGGCGTGCATCACGCCGTTCATCGTCTCGGGCCTGATGACATACCCGTTCATGGCCATCGTCGGTGCGAGCTTTGACCCATTCATGTGGGAGCGCACGGACCGGATGTTCTACTTCATCATCTCCGCCACGTTCGGCTGGATGATGCTGTTGCGCGTACAGCATGTCTCGAAGGAGATGATGTGAGCGAGTGGAAGCAATACAGTCTCACGCAGACGGTGCCCATGGTCCGCGATGGTTGGGCCGGTCTCTGGGATGCACTGGTATCGGTTGTCACACGCCAACCACGTGCAACCTTTCTGCAGCCGGTGACCATTTCGTTTTGGGCCAAGCACAACGCAGACGTTTCGTTCACGCAGATGCAGGCCGAGTACAAGGATCAGTCATGAACCGCAAACCCATAGGCCTGTCTGTGCCACACCGCAAGGTGGAGCAGGCCCCTACCTTGGAAGAGCTCGCAAAGAAGGTGAGAGCCCTCACCGAGCGCGTCGAGCGCCTTGAAAAACAACTGGAGAAGAAACCATGAGCCGTGAAGCAGGAAAGGGCAGCCGTCAGCGCCCGACCAACTACCAGACATTCGCAGAACAAATGGATATTATTTTTGGAAAGAAGAAAAATGACAGTAATGAATGCATTCCATCCGGACTACGTGAAGACACACATGCCGCACATCCTGAGCTCGATCAAAGCGGAGGAGACGCAGGTACTCAACGGCAGGGTCAACGGGGCTAAGTCCAAGGTGCAGCGTGAGTCCACCAACAAAGGCGCATTCACCATCAGCACCTTCCCCAAGACCAAGCCAGCCAAGAAAGTGAATCTCGAGCCCATGCCCTACTTCACCTACAGCAAAGCAGGCACGGCCAACGTGACACCGAAAGGGAAAAAGAAATGATCAACCTTTTGAGCACGCCCATCAAGGGCGAAGGCATGATTGCAAACCCAGATGATTTTGAGTTCGCATGCGTCTGTGCAAAGTGCCAAGAAAAGTATCGCAACTGGAAAGCCCAGTACCAAGAGCAGCAGTCCGCTATGCGTGAGCGCAGCGAGATTCGTAGAAATTTAGAAGCCCGTCAACAGGAGGATTGAAATGAGTGAATCAAAAATTAACGGCCACGTCGTGGTACCCAAAGAAGAGATTGTGGACACAACAGACATGTTGCGCATCACCATGGAGCAAGATGGCTGCTTGATCGAAGCCATGGTCCCCGTCACGACATTACCGGACGCCTTGTACATGAAAGAGTACATGCAAAACACCGCGGTGGACATGTACGCACGCTTGCGTTTCATGGTGGCCAACGCCAAGAACGCATCGCAGCAGGAGCACTGAGATGCCAGCACCCACGCACGATCAGTTAAAAGCGCTGATTCAACAAGAGACCGACATGTTCGAAGCGTTGGTCCAAGCATCAAACGATGCCTACATCGTCCACCGCGCATGGCGCGAGCTGGTGATCGAGAACCAACGACTCAAAGAGGAAATTTATGGTTGGCAACGTCTTGCTGATGGTATTGGTAATGCTATCCGCCCTGTTGATACTGGTATCGCTGGCGGCTCTGTGGTTGTTTATTGATTCAAGGAGAGAGTAATGGGTGAAATTATTGGCCTGATGTGCATTGCCGCGTGGTTCACGCACATCTTTACCTGCTTCGGTGCAGGTTTGTGGGGGTTCTTGGTCGCAGGCGCGATCTTCTTCCCAATCGGTATCTTGCACGGGTTCTACCTATGGTTCAACTAGAAGTAGACCTTGGCAAGGAGAAGTGGCTGGAGTGGGGCATTGACTACTGGGTCTGCGAAGGCCCTGACGGTGAAGTCCGTGACCAAATCCGGCGCACTCTTACGCACAGCTTGTTTCATGTGGATAGCTCGGGCAAGCAGTACACGTCACTGAAGGCTGCCAAAGAAGGCAGCTTGAAGTACCGTCTGACAGACGCAAAGAAATTCCACGAAGACCTTTTGATGAAGAAACAGGAGACCAAAGATGACGCAGGAAAAATCCCCAGAGGACGAGGCGTTCGACGCGATTACCCAGAGCCAACAGATGAAGGAGAGTGGCGCTAGAGTGGTCAAAGAACTCATGCGTCCGTTTGAAGAGGCGGTGCAGGAGATGAGCATGGATGCCCTGATGTATGGCACAGGAATGATGAAGGTTTCTATGAACAACGAAGGCAAGATCGAGGCGGAGACCATCCGCTACCGCGATGCGTTCCCCAAGGGATACACCATCCACGACATCATGCCTGTCAGCCGAAACGAAACCCTCGAAGAGGTGGCCAAGGAGTTTGACCGGATGACATCGCTTGGAGATACCGCAGCAAGCTTTGCTGCTTTTGTGAGAGGAATGAAAAAATGAGTATCAAAAAATGCCCTTCTACAGGCATGGCCTGCACGCAACAATGCAGTGAGTGGGACCCTTGCAGGGCTATCCCCCTCAGTGCGACTGCCGAGCGCAGGGTTCAAATCCCCGATCCGTGGGCCATCAAGCCTGAAAAGCAAATGGTGTACACCATCCTGTGGTACTACGCAGACAAAAGCGAATTTGGCTTGCTGGAGGTGGCTTTCCGTAAGTACAGCGATGCCGTGGACTTGCAGAAGATTTTGGAAGAGCACAGCGGCACCAAACAGTTTTTGATTTGCCAATCGGTACTCAAAAGCTGATAGAAAAATACCATGTTCCTGACCTCAGGAATATGGTATCGTCAAGATTCTTAGAAAGGATAGATATGAACTTGATACAACTTCTTTTAACCGGTGTGTGCGCAGCCGCGGGACTCGGTGCTTTGATGGTGGGTAACTGCCTTGAAGCCCTGCTTATCTGGATGGTGCCTATTGGGTACTTCGCTGTGACCAAGTGGCGCAAGGTCCGTGAGCAGCGCATCGCGGAGATGAAAAAACGCCAAGAGGAATCCGACAGGTTCTGGGACAAGGAGCGTGAGCTTCGGATGGCGGGGCGTGTGGCTAAAGACCAGCAGGAGATGGAGCAACGCCGTTTGTATGAGCAGCACCGCGCAGCGCAAATGCAGCAGATGAACATGATGCATCAAAACGCATCGCAGGCAGCTGCAGCACAACAGATGGCGGCCATGCAGGCGCGTCAAGGTTGGACAGACCCGCGGGCCTCGTACGGCAGTGACTTAGCCGACAACATCATCAACTTGTGGGCGATCAACAGCATGATGAACCAATCATCTGCTGCGCATGCTTCAACTGTGTCGCCAAGCGGTCCGCCGGTCACTGACACACCGCCATCGCGTGTTGATCCGATTCAGTTCCACAGCTTCGTCAACAGCGGCGCTGAGAGTACTTCATCGTCGAGCTACAGCTCTGACACATCGTCTGATTCATTTGGAGGGTCCGACACATCATCGGACAGTTTTTGATGCGCCAATTCCTCATACTTTTGATCTTGTCGTTGAGCTGCTACTTCATGTGGCAGACCATCCGCACCAAAGATCGCAACGAATTCAGGGCCTTCCTGAAAGGTCACGGAGAGAAAGTCTTCTTGATCGTCGCAGCACTGACCATCCTTTTGGTGGCCCAGTTCTTCCTTAACTCAACCAAACTCTTGTGAGACACAAAATGAAAAAATTACTTTTGATCCTGACTGCAATGTTCTTGACCGCCTGCTCGCAAATCGACACAGGCAACGTGGGTGTGGAAGCCACCCTTGGCCAAGTGAAAAAAGAAACCATGCCACCCGGTGTGTACTTCACGCTCTTCAAGCGCGTGACCGAAGTGTCGGCCAAGGAGCTGCGTTTGTCGCTCGACGACATGAAGCCCCAGACCAACGACAAGATCACGCTGGCTGACTTGGACGTGGACATCTACGTGCAGATCGATCCTGCGCACGCTCCTGACATCATGACCCGTTGGCCGGGAGACGTGAGCCATGTGAGTGGCGAAGACGGCAACCGCGTGGGCTTCAACTACGTGACCCGTCAGGCCCGCGAAGCGGTGTACACGGCCATCTCAAAGCGCGGCTCTGCCACGGTCCACGCCGAGCGCACAGAGATCGCTGCACAGCTGGTGGAGCTCTTGCAAAAAGATTTGGATGAGTCTGCGGGCAAAGGCTGGTTCTTCGTGCGCAGCGCCAACGTGCGCAACCTCGTGACCGACCCAGCATTGGAGAAGGCCATCATGGACGCGGCCAACCGTCAGTTCCAAATCAACGCCAAGCAAAAAGAAGTTGAGCTGGCCAAGGCAGAAGCTGACCGCATGCGCGTAGAGGCACAGGGTATTGCTGATTCGGTGCGCATCAAAGCAGCGGCTGTGTCTGCGCAGGGCGGCAAGGAATACATCGAATTGAAGGCCATTGAGAAGTGGGACGGCAAGTTGCCACAGACCATGGTCCCCGGTTCGACAACACCATTCGTGCATGTTGGCAAATGAGAAAACGCAGCAAGTACAAACCAAAGCCCATCAGGGCTGACAACATGTGGTATGTGACCAGTGGCATTCAGCGCGTAGGGCGCATTGATGCTGGTCTCACACTGCAGATTAAGAATCATGACGCGATGAACAACATCCGTCTTGGTAACGCGACGACATCGACAAGGTGATCGGGGCATTGAATATCGCTGAGGCTCTCATGCGATTGAAGATTGGCCGCGATTGGTTGGTTGAGCTTCGGGCCGCTCAGGACGCTCTTCTTGCGGTGGGACGCAGAGGAGTGAAGACTGGCAAGTTCATACTGAGCGGACCCGAACTCAATTCATTGAATCTGGCGATGGAAGTGCATGACGCACAACTGCAAGAGACGACGATATCACAGCTGGAGAAGGCGATGGACATCGTTGAGCAGGACATCCGCGGCAAGCGTGCGCGGCCCATCATCATGGAAAACGAACGAGATTTTGTAACTGAAGGAGAAGAGAAATGAAAGTAACGAAAACCCAAAAAATCATCAACTGGTTTGTCAAACATCCGTCGTCCGACGTGAAGGTCGTGGCCAAGAAGTTTGATGCTGCTGTGCCCATGGTCTACAAGCTGCGCAAGCGCGCCATGAACACCGACGTGGTCAACGAGGCGGTGAAGGACGTTTTCCATACCCGCAAGATCACATTGAACCCAGCGCAGGTAGCCTTGGCCAAGAAGTTCGACATTCCGCTCGAGACCTTTGTCAAAGCAGGCATCGCCAACGGCACGATCCAGTACGACGACGAGAAGCTCCCTGTTGAAGACGCATGCGAAGAGTGCGAGGACACGGTGGACGATGTCCTGAACGCGCGCGCCAAGAACTACGGCAAGTTCATCGAAGGCGCAGAGATCATGCAAATGCTCAAACGCTTGGTGCACAACTACATCGAAAAGCGCGGCACATCACTGGCGTTTGATCAGCTCGAAGCGATTGACATGCTCATCCACAAGCTGGGCCGCATCGTGAACGGCAACCCTGACCACATCGACAACTGGGTGGACATCGCTGGCTACGCCACGCTGGTGGCCGACCGCTTGAAGGGGAACACACGATGAGTCTCGGATACCCACAACAACCAAAGCCCTACATGCGTTTTGAAGAAGGCCCTGCGCCTTCCACGCTGATGGCCGCCAAGTCAGGCGTCTCTATGCAGCTGGATTTAATCGAGCACCAGCTGTGCGTTTTGGATGAGCAGCTGGGCACTTTGAATGCCCGTCTGTCCACTCTTCTGCGTCCGGTGAATGTGCCGGTGAGCACTGCGCGTGAGCAAGTGAAACAGGACCGCATGAACTCGGCCCTGACCGAGACATTGGCCACGATTGCAGAGCGCCTAGCGTTGACCAATCAGCGGCTTGGTATCACGATTGATGAGGTGGACCTATGACAGAGAAAAAGCTCAAGGTAGCGGCAGCTGACGCACGGGAAATGGTCCTCGCGCAGCTGCGCTTGCACAACTACACAGGCAAGACGACTGAGCTGTCGGAGTGGACGGGCCTGCAAGGGTCTGTTGTGCGCCGTGCTGGCTTGGTCATGGCGGCCAAGAACGAAGTGGAAGCGGTTCTGGTGCCCGGCCGCGGCAAGGGCGAATATCGATTCACTTTGACGCAGCTGGACCTGTTTTATGACACCAAGCACACACCGAGCTTCTGGCAGCGTTTAAAATCCAAGCTGTTTTCATGACGATCTCCGGAAAAGGCTAGTGAAATCAAACCCCTGTCTGGGTCCCGACCACTTGATTCGCTCAGTGGCGTGAAGAAATCGGGTATGACACTAACACGCATGAGGATTGCAGGATTAAGCTTCCGAGGTGGACACCACGCCGACAACAGTCCTCAGCCGTGTTGGTGAACGCGCAGACTGATGCGCAGGGCTGCTACCTAAACCGATGCTCAGACACGGCAAGAGACTGGTGGATTAGGGCGGACCCATACTGAGAAGCGACGAAGCCGTGAGTGCCGCAAGGCATCTGGGACAGTAAAACTGGAGATCAGTACCAGCCACCAACAACTAAGGGCCCCTCGGGGCCCTTTTTCATTGGGTACTTATCGCTTGTCCAGCCAAGCATCCAACTGCTCATGTGCCCACTTGCGCATGATTTCAGAATGCAGCTCACTGCTGGCCAGCAGCTCAAAACGATTTAAGCATGTGGTAACGGTCACCAAGTCAGCATCCGAATCCCATGCCGTTGGGTCCATTGGCTTGGACCATTGAATAGTGTTTTGCGTCATTTCGCCTCTCCCCAGCTTGGTCCAACTTCAACGTCACAGCGGCTTGGCACCACCATGTTCACGGCCTTGGCCATTATCTCTGCCGCCGCTTGAGCCTCGTCGCGTGATTTGACACTCAAGGCCACTTCGTCGTGCACCTGCAGGATGGGCGTGTGGCCAGCTTTGGCCAGCGCCACCATGGCTGCTTTGGTTTGGTCGGCAGCAGAGCCCTGAATCAAACGGTTCAGGCCCTTGTAGGTGCCCGCACGCTTGATCCGTGAGCCGTATTCAATGATGGCCTGCTCATGCGGCAGCGCCTTGTTCACGCCCCACTCCATCGGCTCCCACAGCGGGAAGCGGCACTTGCGGCCCAGCAGGGTGCGAATCGCGCCGCCAGAGGCGGGGTGGTCGATGCGTTTCATCACGGCGTTGACGGTGCCCTTGAGGAACGGAACCTTCTTGTGGAAGGTGTCGATCAACTCAGAAGCCTCGTCCAGAGACAAATCTAGCTGCCCTGCAAGCTTGTTTTTGCCCATACCGTACATGAGCCCTAGGCCAATCGTTTTGGCGGCCTTGCGCTTG